GCCAAAAATGTACATAAGCGATAATGTACTAGAAGAATTTTACTACGCACTAGCTTCAGAAGACGAAGGAAGAATGCGTAGAGTCCACATCCCAAGATCAGATGTGTTCTATATCAGAAATAAAATATTAGAAGACACAGGCGTTAAGTATTCCCTGGACAGAGTTGAAAGAGCTATGTACTTAGAGGGGCATCTTAAGGCTTCAGATGTGTTTGAACCTAAAAGAAAGAGGGATTGGGAATGACTATAGCAATGGAACGTATTCTAGCTTGGAAGATCATGCCAAGGCTGATGATGTTTGTTATGACCTGGATGTATATCGAGGTTCTCTTCTGGTTTATGTCTTTATCTTCTGCTGATATGACTTCACAAGCTACAGCACTCACTGCCACAGTAACTGGAGCTATGACTGGAGCCTTTGCTGTGTGGCTAGGGAACGAGAAGTAATATGATTGGTCAAATCTTAGGGGCAGTTGGAGGATTAGCTACTACTTACCTAGATGGTAAGGTAGCAGTACAGAAAGCTAACGCAGAGATCAAGGTTAAGCAAGCTACTGGTGAGATTGACTGGGATCTAGCAGCTATCAATGCTACTCAGAACTCTTGGAAAGACGAATGGATTACTTTACTCTTTTCAATTCCATTGATTCTAGCATTCTGTGGTGATTGGGGTAATAGTATTGTCCAAGCTGGCTTTGCTGCACTGGAAACTATGCCAGCATGGTACCAATACTCACTAGGTGGGATTGTTTCAGCAAGTATCGGGATCAGATCCGTAAGTAAATTCTTTGGGAAGAAATAATGCATAAGAACTTTCAGAAATGTTTAGAGATGTTGCTACACCACGAGGGGGGCTTTGTGAATCACCCTCAAGATCCTGGTGGTATGACTAACCTTGGGGTGACTAAGGCTGTGTATGACAAGTGGATTGGACGTGAGGCTACTAAGTCTGAGATGATGGACCTAAAACCTGATGATGTAGCACCTATTTACAAGAAGAATTATTGGGATAAGGTGCGTGGTGATGATCTTCCTAGCGGTGTTGACTGGTGCGCCTTTGACTGGGCCGTTAATAGTGGTTCTGGTCGTCCAGCTAAAGCTATTCAACGTGCTGTGGGAGCAACAGCAGATGGGGCTATTGGCCCTATGACTCTGCAAGCTGTCATGAACAAAGAACCTCAGATGATTATCGAGAGTGTCTTCAGTCAACGTCAGAAGTTCTATGAGTCTCTACGAACCTTTGAGACCTTTGGTCGTGGTTGGACTCGTCGCAATAAAGAAACACTAGACCAAGCATTGAGTATGGTTTAACAGCATTAAAAAGGATAAATAAAATGCCGGCAAATAATTCAACAGCAAGACCCAAGAACCGTGATCAAAAAAAGGCCACTCAAAAAGTTAAAGATATAAACAAACTTAAGGCTAAACTTCGTGCACAATTAAAAAAAGAAGAAATAACTCAGGGTGCTTTTAATAGGGCTATGAAAAAACTTGATCCTGCTTTTAAGGCTGCTGTGATTAAAGGTAAAATGGAACCTTTCTTCCAACAAGTAGATAGAAATTCATCTAAGAAAACTATGTCATCTTCTAGTTCTCGTAGGACAGGTAGAAAAATTAAATAGGGGATAGACCGATGAGTATACCTGAACGAGTCAAGACTAAGATGAAGGAGGAAGGTCTCAAGGGTGTGAACAAACCTAAGAGAACTCCTAATCACCCCAAGAAGTCACACTGTGTTATGGCTAAAGAAGGTGACACCTATAAGTTTATTCGTTTCGGACAGCAAGGTGTAAGTGGTGCTGGTAAGAACCCTAAGTCTGCAAAAGACAAAGCACGTAAGAAAAGTTATTATGCTAGACATAATGCTCAAGACTCTAAGCCCAGTAAGTTATCGGCTAGATATTGGTCACATAAGGTGAAGTGGTAATGTCTCTTATTTCTCATTTACCTCTACCAAGTATGCCATTCCAAACTCATGTCAATATTGTATTTGAAAATGGTGTAGGTGAACCTGTTGAGAAAGTTACAGACAAGAAAGAACCTAATAAAATTACACCTGATACACCAGTGGAAGATCTTAAGGTAGTCAATCAGATGTATGCTTATAATCCTAATCCAAACAAACTACGAACTCCTGATGGACAAATCGTAGATTTTATCATAGCATAAGGAAAGTAAAATGAAAAAAGTTCCAATGGATAATAAAGGACTAGCTAAACTACCTAGTAAAGTACGAAATAAGATGGGTTATATGAATAAAGGTGGTGTTGTACCAAAAGGTATGCATCGTATGCCTGATGGAACTATGATGAAAGACTCAGACCACAAAGGTATGGCCTATGGTGGAATGGTGAATAAAAAGAAAATGGGGTATGCTCACGGTGGTATGGCTAACTGTGGTGCCTCTATGAAACCTAATAGAAAAGCGAGAACATAATTATGCCAGCACCAGTAGTATTAGTCTTAGGTAACATGGCCGTACAAGTTGGGTCAGCTTTAATACGTAAGCAGCTAATGAAGCTTGGCTTTAAAGCAGCTAAAAACTATAAGAAATATTCTAATGTAACTAAAGTTACTAGAGATAATGCTGCTAACGTACTTAATAAAGCTCAGAAATTATCTGACGAGTTAAGGCCTTCTGGCAGAGACTTAGCTAAGAAACCTAAGATCATTCGTAGGAAGCCTGACGAGAAGCCACCTCAAGCTCAGACTTCTGTACCTAAAACTAATCGAACAGTAAATGCTAAGTTTGATAAAAGTCAAAAGTTGAGTAGATTTCAGAATGCTGGTAGACCTGCAAAAGATGGACCGACCTCTGGCTATGCTGGAAGAGGTGGACCTTTTGCTAGAGTTAAGTTAGGTAACCGAACCAGTCCAGTTGGACCCACTGCTGTTTCTGCTGCAAGTGAAAAACCTACCATAGATTCTAAACCTTTACCTAAAGGACCAAAAGTTTCTAGCAGCCCCCCTAAACAACCTGGATACCCTAGAACTGGACCTAAAGCAGATAAGTCACTCAGAAATAAACCCACTGGGGAAAGTAAAGTTAATAGATCAGGGGTATTGATGCTAATGGCATCCGAACCTTCAGGGTTAGGTAGCGGTAAAAGTGCTATGTTAGAAATAGCTCGTGAGGCTGGGTTTAGGAACATCGATAAAGCTCCACCACCCAACGCCCTTAAAAAAGTAGTTAGACCTAAAGCAAAGCCAGCTGTAGTTAAAAAACAGTTATCAGCTTTTGGCAGTGCATTTAAAAAGGCTCGTGCTGACAAAGAGTATTCTTTTACCTTTAAAGATAAAAAATATACTACTCGATACAAAGAAGAGACTGTAGCAGAACACAAGAAAAAATTTCAGAAGAAGAAAAAGTAAATGCCAGATCTAAGTAAGTCCAAGTTTCATACACAAGGGTACACTATTGCATCTACTTCGGCAGATGCTAGTGCTACCGCTGTGTATACTTGTCCTGCTAACTTCAGTGCCATTACTAGGTATCTACATATAAGTAATAGCTCTACCTCTACTAAGAAGGTGTTTGTACAGTTTTACCATGCTGGTGATAATGAGTATCACTACATAGCTAATGGGCTTAGTATGTCAGGACACTCTGTAACTAACTTAGTTAATGGTGGATACTTTAACCTACATGCTGGTGATAAAATTATGGTATATGCTGAGACTGCAAATACTATGGAAGTTCTTGTTTCAGTAGAAGAATACTTTGACCCGAATCGCACTTAATGCATAACGGGGTTGCAATCTTATCTATAGTATGATATAACTATTTATGTAAAACTACTCCTGCACAAATAAAAGGAGTAGTGCTATGTTTAAGAATATTTTAAAAGCGATTCAAAAGAATCAACAACGACGAGCAGATTATTGGATACTCATGAACCTGAGTGACAAAGAACTGCATGATATGGGGATCAGTAGAGGTGAGATCAGGCAAAAAGTCTACGGTTAATGCAGCGGGTAATTATACTAAGCCTAGTATGCGGAAGCGCCTCGTTGCTTCCGTTAAAGCTGGTGGGAAAGGTGGAGCACCTGGACAATGGAGCGCCAGGAAAGCCCAGATGGTCGCAAAGCAATACAAGGCAAAAGGTGGGGGCTATAAGTAATGGCCCTCTCTAAATCACAAAAAAGCCTAAAGTCTTGGACCAAGCAGAAATGGAGAACCAAAAGTGGTAAGCCATCGACGCAAGGTCCAAAGGCTACAGGCGAAAGGTATTTACCTGCAAAGGCTATTAAGTCTCTTAGTTCTTCTGAGTATGCCGCTACAACACGAGCAAAACGAAAAGGCACTAAGGCGGGTAAGCAGTTTGTGGCTCAACCTAAAAAAGTTAGAGCTAAAGTAAAACCGCATAGGAAAGTTACATGACAGAAAAGCAACAGAAGTTTCTTGATGCCTTGTTTGGTGAAGCCGAAGGCAACCCAGTTAAAGCACTTAAAATTGCAGGGTATGCTCAGGGAGAATCCTCTGCAAGAGTTATGGCTCCTTTAAAGGATGAGATAGCTAACCGTACCCGTGACTTTATTGCTACCAATGGCCCTCGTGCTGTTTGGTCTTTGATGAACGTTATGACTAACCCAACAGACTTAGGTAATAAAGAGAAGATGGCTGCTGCTAAAGACTTCTTAGACCGTGCTGGTTTTGTAAAGACCGACAAGGTAGAAGTCAAATCAGAAAGCCCACTATTTATTTTACCTCCTAAAGAAAATGAAGCTTGATAAAACTTGGAAACTTCCAAAGCCTGACAAAACCGAAAGTGGCTATGTTTGGCACCCAGTAGTAAGAGTAGGTAGACAAGTACCATTTGGGTACTCACAAGATCCAGATGATAAAGATGTCATTATACCTATTCCAGAAGAACTAGAACTGTACGAACAAGCAAAGAAACACCTAAAGCAGTACAGTTACCGTGATGTAGCCAATTGGTTAAGTGATCAATCAGGCCGGCATATATCACATGTAGGACTATACAAGAGAGTTAAACTTGAGCAGAAGCGTAAGAGAGAAGCTGCAAACCAACGCTACCTTGCCGAGCGATACAAAGCGGCGCTCGATAAAGCGGAAAAAATCGAAGCCCAAATCCGTGGTGGTAGAGAAGAGCGCAGCACAGCCGAAGCCTGAAGCTTTAGACTATGAGGAGATAGCTCGTGAAGTTATCTTTGAACCTAACGAAGGGCCACAGACAGACTTCCTAGCTTCTACAGAACAAGAAGTATTATACGGTGGATCAGCAGGTGGGGGTAAGTCCTACGCAATGATTGCCGACCCTGTGCGGTACTTGAACAACCCTAATGCTAGGATGCTTCTTGTACGTAGAAGTACAGAAGAACTTAGAGAACTTATCTCAGTATCCAAGCAGCTTTACCCTAAAGCTATTCCTGGAATTAAGTTCATGGAACGAGATAAGACTTGGGTAGCTCCCAGTGGTGCAACTCTCTGGATGTCTTACCTAGACCGTGACGATGACGTTATGAGATACCAAGGTCAGGCCTTTAACTGGATTGGCTTTGACGAACTTACACAGTGGCCTACTCCATACCCTTGGAACTACATGAGGTCACGACTTAGAACAACTA